CTCCGTTCTCCTTTGTCCGTCTTTTCTATATTCTTTTATTTGTTTCTTCTATTTTCGGTATGGTCAAACCTATCTAGTGTCGCTCCTGACCCCTGTGCCAGCCTGGCCACCTGGCACTTGATTCATGGCTGGGTTGCCTGAACCCTCAATCAGGCATCATGACCATTGAAGACAAAAAACAAAACTGCACCGCCATAACGCAACATCCTCTGTTTGAGGCCGCACAGGCCGCTTGGGCACAGACTGTCCCAGCGGTACTGCCCTTGAACAGCGGGAACCCCACACATTGTGACCAAGTCGCCCACCAGGCCATCGGTGGTGCGCACAGGCTACACACGTACTGGCAGTGGGCAGAGCCACTCCGCTTAGTCGGCGTGAGACCAACCACGTTGGCTCTTGGGTCCACCATCCTTGCCCCCCATCTGCCCGTCCGTGTTGCGAGACATGCCCAACGAATTGCAGGTCCTACCACCGACCTTGAGGTAACTCCCCTCTTCCAGCAGTTCGCGGCATTGAACAATACCCCCGTTGGTGAATTTCAAGCCAGTCGGCTCTTCACCATGYCAATGACCAAGGACACCAGGTCTATGGCACTTCTTGCTTCGGTGCTTGCACAAGGAGTCTCGGCCACGAAGGATGAGACACCGTTCCTCCGGGCGGTGCTCATCTCTGAGTGCCTCATCAAAGTTGCAAGGCTCCCGGTCCTCACACAGTTGCCTGTGAGGGTGGCCGGTGACCTGAGGCTCACCTCTGTCAAGCGCCAGATGGTGAAGTATTCCACCTCGGCCCCCGATGGTAACATCATGGCCGTCGACTTGGCACGTTTCATCAACATGTATGCCAACCCCTCAGATGTGGAGCAGCACTTTGCTGGCTTCACCAAAGACACATGGGGCACAACAACAGCTGTCGTCCCTTTCCGAACTGACCTTTCTGGCCTCCGATCTTCCGGCCCGTACGTTTTGTCCTTTGTGGACACAATGTACTGGAATGCCAGGATTAAGTATCTTCTCGAGTGTTGTCCCCACTCTGACGACGCCGAGAAGGTTGACCTCATCGCCATCCCCAACGCAGCTCTTGGTGTGGTTGACGGTGAGGCCAACATCCTACTTGTCCTGATCGACCAGGTTGTTAGAACTAACAACCGGTTCGAGCTGGAGGTTGGGGGGCAGAAAATTCCCGTGTCCGGCGCCTCCCGTGTCACGATCGCTCCGGCTGCCTGTTCCGTCAGGAAGGTAGTCGATGCTGTCTTTGGTGCGGGCGGTTCTGCCGGTGACTCCCCCATTGGTCAGGCAGATGCTTACTCTGCCATTAAGGAGCTTATTGGCGTCATTGGGACATCTGACTGCTATGAGGCCGCGCTTATCTTGGCCTCTGAAATGTGTCGCTCCTTCCCCGTTGACCCCCTGGCCAAGGTCGGGCGGCGTGGGGATTCCATCGGCCTGTACCAATGGGAAGAAGATACTATGACCAACGTCCTTGGTGCCTCTGGCCCCAAGGTCGCTACGTGGAAGGGCCACTTTGATGATGGCCTAAACAAGTCCAAAATGACCTACCTTCAGTGGTACGCCGTTGCGCAGTCCGGGATGCTTCCCGAAGCATACTTTGAGGTGGGCTCCATCCTGACCACCGATGCATCCTGGCCTGTCATTGGCTCTCCTAAAGGTGGCTCCTCGCTCATTGTCAACACCGCGGACATAACAGTACGTGTGGCGCGGGCTCTTGAGCTTGTGTATGGGATCACCACTCGTGTGAAACCAGACACTGAGTTCACCCTGTCGCCCTGGCTGAGCGCATCTGCGGTGCTCATTGCATCGCAGACTTTTGCGGCGTTGGCAAGTGCGGGGTTATCGTGGGCAAGTTTGAACATGCTGTTCTCTGTCCACGTGCGTGTTCCTTCAGCAGTGGAGGAGGTGGTCTCGGCCATAACCAACGGTCGGGTCACCACGTCCCCTGCCTCCAAGAAGGTCATTTACCGCACTGACATCGCGGTCTTCAGCACGCATGCCACCTTGGCGGCCACTGGTGGTCAATGGGCTGCAGATGACTCCGGGGGCTTCCCCCTCCCATTCTTCCTTGTCAGGGAGTTGGTGAGGAAATTCAACGTCAATCTCGTTGACCCGGGGCATCTGCTACAAGAAAGAATGAAGGAAGCCGATGAAGACGCAGACATAATATCCGTCTGCGCACCAGTGAACAAAGGTTGGCTGTTTGTTCCCTGGTACACCAGCACAGTTGATTGGGTCAGACGGCCCTTTACTGTGCTGTCGACTGCTCCAAAGGGCCAACAAATCAGAGAGATGTCTGTGCCTCTCTATTGGAGGGAGTGGGCGGACGAGTCTTCTGCCGGCATGCTCAGGACCCGGAATGTTGACATCCCTGCTAGGGTGAGCCTGTACTCCGGGATGATGGTTGATCAGTTCTTTGCTGATCAATTCATCAGGCAGGAGACTTGGTCTGAGGTGACATCTGCGACCCCCGTCTTGTGTCACCACGGTGATGTGGTCGCCGATGTCACCGTCCCGGATCCTGAGTCCCCACTTCTCAGGGCCGTGTGGTCTGACTCACACGGGTTCGTCCCTCCAATCCTCGCGCTGGAAGCCCCCGTGGACGTTGACGGTGTTCTGCCACCTTCGGGACCGGCAAGGACCAACGGCCAGCGTCTTTCTAGGGTGCTCCAGCTGCCCTTCGGAGCTAGTGACTTGGGTAGGGCCAGGTGTTCCCCTCCCAAAGCCGAAAGTTCAGGAACACCGGGTCTGGGCGTGAACGTGGTCCCCACGCCCAGACGCGAGCTTAGGAACCGAGACCCCCTCGGTCTCCTGGGACTGAACCGGGTGGGTGGTCAGCAGGCTCAGCAGCCGCCTCTGAACCCCCCACCTCCTCCTGCCGGAGCGGATCCTGCTCTCGCGAACCGTGGCGCAGGCCAGCCTGCTGGTGCAGGTAATGATGATCAGCACGATCCGGACTCTCGGTAGGTGGGCAGGCCCTAGGCCCACAGCAAAACTAGGGCACTTCGGAGGGGGAAGAGTGGACGGCAAGCTCACACTTGACTGGGCGTGGGTCTCGGGTTTCGAATTCCTTCCGGCAGGTACTGCGTTGCGCACGCTCCTAAAAGGGTGCGATGTAGCGCGCAACTTCGCCAGGCTGGAGGGTCTCCGACGCTCGAGGTACACGTCGGTTAAGCACACCCAACAACTTGTGACGTGGGCTGGTTCGTTCGCGGGGCCCCTCGCGTTCCTCCTCGACATGTCCGAAGCGGCAGCTGCGGCCGATCCGGTGGTACCTTTCTTCTACCACCTCTTTGTCACTACGGCCAAAGCGCGTGTTGAGATGGCGGTTGAGGTATTGTCGCCCGACAGTACTGTGTCGTGGCCGGGGGTTCCCAAACTTCCGGACCATCCAGACGAGTACAGGGATGACATTGTCCGGATGGTGATCAAGGACATGGAGGAGGAAGTGAGCTCCCACGGAGTTGATGCCAGATTGGCTATTTCGGGCCTTTATACGTCCGGAGGACCTAGGGGGTGGGATAGGGAACACATGGTGGACTATGTCAAGTCCTGGATACAGGGTGAGGCACCACTCTTCTCCGCAAGGGAGGAGTGGGTGCGAGCGAAACTGCGGTTTTGGTTTTCTTCTTGGGTGAAGCTTGCTCCACCCGACGGCGCTGGAGGGTTTGACTTCGAGCAGTACAAGAGAGATGTGATAAGGTGGGGAACGTCTGGGGGGGCATCGCCGCCTCCTGAAGTGAGGGAGAGGCTGGAATCGTTGTTTCCGGACCTCCCCAAGTCAGCGTTCAGGACCAAGACCACTGCTGGCATCTCTTCCCTGCTTTTCGGGGAGCTTGAAGACTTTTTTAAACCAAACAACGTCTGTCACGCGGCATTGAAGGAGGWGGCCAAAACTCGCATTATCGTCTCTACTCCTATGCACTCCTATGTGGCCATGTGTTTCGTGTTCGACCTCCTTGGGCCGCCACATTTTCTTAAGAGTACTATCGCCTCATCTCGGGGCCTGGAAGAGTTTGCTCGGTATCGGGCAAAGTATTACGCGGCAATAGATGCTTCCAAGTTCGACCATAATGTCCCTCGCTGGTTGCTGGAGATGATATGGGATGAACTTGCTCTCGCACTGGAATCCAGGTGCGACGAAAGATTCACGACGGCGTCCCATTTGTGCAGGTCACTGTCTTCCGAACTGCGGAATTTAGTGGTGGAAATTTTGGGGACACACCTGCGCTATGAAAAAGGGCTGCTCAGCGGATGGCGTGCGACTTCCTTCATTGGGTCGCTAGTCTCCGCTCTCTGTTGTGAGTCGTATGTAGAGCATCATGCCTCGGCTTCCAGGTCCGAGTATAGGCATTGGATTGACTACCTTGTACAGGGTGATGATATCATACTCTTTTCATCTGCGTATGATTTGTCTGACTCCGTAGACTACATGAGGGGTCTCGGGGTCCTCACTCACCCATCTAAGTGCCTCATTGGTGCCGATGGGGATTTCCTTCGAGCCATTTACACCAAGGATGGGCGTAAGACGTATCCCATGCGTGCCCTTCGGAGCATTTTTTATGCCAATCCTTGGGTGGAGCAGAGGGCGTTCAAAGGAGTGGTCGAGATCAGCCAGAATTGGCTGGTCGTCGAAAGCAGGTTCTCTCTCCTGTGTACAACATCTGATGTCGAACGGGCAGTCCGGTCCGCTGCTTGTGCTGACATAGCGCGGTGGTCCGGCGGATCCCTTCGTGCGTCGCAGGTCCGTGCACTGTATAATACTCCCCTTAGTGTGGGGGGCCTTGGGCCCGTTGAGTCAGTGTTCGGTACCACCGTGACCACGTTGACTGTCGACTATGATGTGTATGCAGAGAAGACGAGATCGGTTCTTCCTTCGCTGTGGCAGTTTGTTGGGGTCACTGTGCCTCTCAAGCCTTCCAAGCGTTTCACCCTTCAGAGCGTTGACATCTTCTCTCTCCGTAACTTGGCAAAGAAGGCTTTTTTTACATCGGTGCCTCATGATTTGGACAAAAAAGGAGTAAACTTGACATCTTTATTCCTTTCTGTGATATATGACACGGAAGCGAGGCGCCACACCGTTGACGCGGGCTCGTTTGAGGTTGTCGCCCTCAGGCGTGCCCTTTCTATTGTTGGGTACACGGATTACCGCCCATTTGTGGGTGGTATATATAGGTGTACTACACGGGCGTCAGAGGTACTCTCGCTTCTATTTTCCGGCAAAGACCCATCCGTACCACCGAGTGTGTACCAGATGACCTCGCCCGTGTCAAGAGCTGTGAAGTGGCTCGCGTCCCTTCTGGGGCGTTGGTTGCGATACAAGGCTCGGACTGTCAAGGGGGTCAGGGCATGGTCAGCCGGGTACACACTGCTGTGTTCAGCCATCACTGTGTCAACAGTGAAGGGCACTATGTGACCTTGCTGCCCTGGGCTGGACGCGTTCCGGGGGCGGGCTCTGAACTCACAGGCCGCAGGCGTATTGGAGCCCCGTGCAGCGCGGGGACAGCCTTTGACCGGAGAACGTGTGGGCTAGGTGTCCGTCACTGGGCGTGGAAGGCCTGGGGCAGTTCATTGGAAGTTGCGGGCG